AATTTCCTCCATTAATGTCTAAATTCTGTGTTGCACCTGGCGTTAGTTCTAAGGTTGCATCAAATTTTTTCGTCACACCATTAAATACAAGAACCATACCATTTTGTAGAGTTCCAGTTATATTCACATCACTTAATTCAGTTAATGATAGAGTTTGGGCACCTGCCAGAGATGAAATCACCTTCGTGGCATTCTGTTGTCCTACTCTGACTTTTATATCTGCCATCTAGATAAGCAATTCAGATCTAAAAAGTATTTATATTTACTATGATGTTATCTTTGAGGCAAGATCATTCAACATGGACTTAAGTTCTTTAATCTCCTCTTTCATAGATTTCATTTCTATTTCTCTATCTTTATTTTTGTTTCTCATACGAATATAATTTTCATAACCAATCTTATCTTTGTTGAGGATAGCATTCGTATTATCATCACGATAGAGGTTCTTATGACCTTCCACTGGAATCATTTTACTCATTTTCCTAATTTTTTATCAATGTCTTTATTTTTTGATCTCTTATCTTTTATCTGTTGCAAAAATCTCTTAGCATAACTATCACCTTTCTTTGCCTTTTCCTTCATCATATCTCTAACAAGTTTAGCATTTGGATTACTGAATCTTCCTTTTGCTCCCTGTTTAGGAACTTCTTGACCTGCAGCGAGACCTTTTTTAAAGTCTCTCATTCCTCTCTTTAAAGTTACCTTTGCCTTTCTACCTAATTTTGCTAATTCATCAGGCATTCCTTCACTATCCTTTGGTGCTTTTCTTTTCTTTGATTGCATAATCATTCCAGCTGCACCGATCCCAGTCATCAAGGCAGGAACAAGTTTACTTCCTGCTTTTATAGCAATCGCACTTTCAGTTCTTGTATACTTATCTATTAATTTATTTTGTTTTTTTACTTCACCAGGTTTTGCAATAATCATATCATTGTCACGCACATTATTTTCTCTATCACGTAATTTTTGTTCCGCACGAGGAATTTTTCTTTTCTTATTTTTTTTCCTTGCTTGCATTATCATTCCAGCAGCACCAATTCCAGTCATCAAGGCAGGAACAAGTTTACTTCCTCCCTTGATAGCTGCTGCAGCGACACTTTCTTGAAATTGATTGAATGTTTTCATTATGCTAATGCGATTGCTCTATAGTCTTTGATCTTCACTGGAGTGGATTCATTAGTTGAACTCATCACAATCTTAATAGCAAACCCATTAAATTCTGGCAGATTATCAACAGTAAATTGATATTCTGAAAATTCATTTATTCTGTTAGGTTTCACAGGAGCATCTGCTCTTCCATCATTTAACCCAACATCAATAACATCATCACCATAACCGTCACCATCAATATCTTTCAAGTTTTTAAAACCAGGAAACGGTCTGTATGTAGTTGAAACTTCAGATGAGTCAGAACTAAACAAACGATAATACACTCTGAAATCTGCTTCTGGTTGTACACTTGCTCCAACTAAAACTTTCAATGAAGTTGCTGGTTGTTCAAGGAATACAGGATTTGATACAAATATTGATCCATGAGGATCATTTTTAATTTGTGTACTGCGTGGGTCAGATGCGTAATTATCCTTTCCAATGGGATCATTTATTTTATTCCTGCCTAAAATAAATGTGGCATTTTTAGTATCTAGAACAGGTGATAAATTAGGATCATCAGAATTCATATCAATTGCTAATGTCAATGATTTATTTTTTGGAAGTTCTGTCAAGTGTATGTTTTCATTCTCTTTTGATGCTACTAATCTTGGTGATGGGAAGAATGTAACACCATTAAGTGAAGTTGGTTCAAATCCCTGATCAATAAATGGAACTTCATTTCCTCCAGCACTGGTTCCACTAACTGTTCTGACACTAGAATTAACTCTTGTTGTTTTACCAGGTGTAATACAGTTGAATTGTGGTTTAAGTGTACTAAATTGATGGTTTTGTGATATTTGAATATTTGTTCCACCAAATGCCTTCTCACCTGTGAAACATATTTGTTTTTCTTCCTCACGCACAGGATCAGTAAATGATTCTACATCTACCTGAACAAAATATGAGTCAATATCATTTGGATTTGGTGAAATTCTAAAGGTCGTATTAATACCAACCAATGATATACCACTTGCTTCATAAACTTGAATATCAGTTCCTGTAGGATGTGGAAGTGCAAGTGAACCAAATTTTGATCTTCCAATTGTAAGACTTCCTTCATTAATTGTATAAGAAACTATTTCTGTACCAATTAATGCTTCACCTTTATGAGTTGTAATACCATTATAAGATGCGAATGGAATTGTATTAGCAACACCTACAACAGTTGCATCTGCTGTAATAGATTGAGTTATCTGTGTTATTGGTGTATCTGGTTGAACATTCTGTATCCTAACAGAGTTAATTCCAGAATGGTGAGCATGATTAAATTGTGTTATTTCAATTGTTTTTCCATCAAATTCAATTCCATCAATACTTATTGGCACAGAATCCGTATTTACTAGAACATCTGGAACGGGTGTTCTTGTATCATTATTTGTACCGTATTGAACAAGTTGTGTATTATCAACAAACCTTTTACCCTGAACATCAGTCAGGAATAAAGTATCTAATGTTCCAGCAATTTTTTTAACTACAAGTTTAAATTTTTGTCCACTTAATACATTTACATTACTATTATCAATAGTTAAAACATCACCTACTTGATAACCAGAACCTACTGTTAAGTTGGTTATACCTGTTACGACACCATTAGTATGACTTACAGTACACTGTGATCCAGATCCAGATCCAGTAAGAGATTTTAAAGGTACATTATTTTGAGGACTGTTATTAAATTCATAACCAGTTCCACCATTTATGACCTCAAAATCAGTTCCATCTACAGGTGATGACGCAGGTGTTGTTATTGATATTGATGCACCTTGACCTTCAATAATACCAGTTATATTATTATCGTCTAATGGTTCACCAGCAGTCCCTACAGGTTTTGTACTTACCTTTCTTCCAATTGGGAATTCATTATTTGTTCTCGATCCAGTGCCATCTATTTTGACCTTAAGTTTTCTTGGTAAAGAACGTAATGCGTTCACAGGTAAGATAGAGGTATTTAAATTACCTGGTTCGATAGGTGAATTATAAAATGTTGTAGTTCCAGATGGGACAAATGATGCTTTACGTAATTTAAAGCATAAGTCTTGATATTGACTTGCAGTCCAAATAGTTCCATTTTGTGATTTAAATAAACTACCACCAATGTATTGTTTACTCACTACAACATTTTCAACATCTGGTAAATTAGTTGTTTTTATTGTTTTTTCACCCATCGTTGCACACCACATCTCATACTTGTCTGAGGCAGGTGCTAAGAAAACAAGTGCGTACTCTTTTTCAGCTTCAAGATAAATTGGTGATGGGAAACTAATCGTAGTTGCAACTGATGCATCATCAGAGACATTGATTTGACTTGGATTTAATGCAACTTGAGCATACTCTGCTACTAAAAATCTAGTTGGTGTTCCTAGTTCAACATGTCTTAGTTCTACAAATAATTTTGCTAAAGGATCTTTTGATGCAAAGAAAACATCAAAAGAAGTTAGAAAAGCACCAGTTTCATCAACAGTGAATGATTGTGCAAGAGGATCTCTATGAGGAGCAGGAATAAATTGAACGTCAACATTAGTTGATTGTGTTACATTAAATGTAATTTCATTTTGCCTCTGAGGTGGTGCGGGTGGATTTCTTACCTGAACAGTCGATGTATTCTGTGTTAATATTGTACCAGTGCCTGTAAAGGTTCCAGAAGCGTCACTAGCAAGTGCAGTTTCACCTGGTAATGGAATTACACCTTCAGGTGCTGCAGTTACTCTAAACGTCTTTGTACCTGATTTAAAGACAACTGGTGGTAATGGTTCAGTATTGGGATCTCTAAAGAAGAATGCACCAATTAAATCTCCCCAATTATCAGAAAATAAATTAATATTTGTTACTGTTGCTACAGCACCACTTGTTTCTCCTACTATTCTTGCACCTTTTACAACATAACCAAAATATTTTTCTAAGTTTGATAATGCACTGACATCAATATTCAATAATTGAGAAGTGGCAGAATATGTATCTGATGGTGCTGGTCTTGAGCGATCATAGATATCAATCTCATATTTTTCAACAAACACTGAGGGAGATCCTAAACCTGCACCAACATCAGGACGATTAGAATCACCAAATTTATGATTTGGAGCTTGTAGTTTTACATATCCTATTTGTACGCCATTTTGTTCAATACGAGCATTTTCATAAATGATAAATGCACCTGATGACATGCTAATCTCAATTAATTTTGGAACAATATCTGGAGTTCCATTATCGAGGTAATGAAAATGTTTTGTAGTTGCTTTCAATCCGTTAGCAGCAAAATAAACATTTCTGGATCTCATATAAGGATCTGCTTTACCAGTTATCTTAACATCTTCAATATAATCAAACTCTCTTGCACTACCTTCGAGAACATTAGTAAATGCTGTTTCAATACGAGTAGTATTTGTTGTGGTAGTTGTGGTGATTATTTCTCTATCTGATAAATCGTTATCAAAATGCCCCCTTCTTTGAACATCAACATCAGTTTCAGTTGTTGTTTCCCTTGAAACAATATTTGCTTGCTCTACCCACCTATTACCAGTTGATTCAGTCCTTACATTATCAATATAAATTGTTCTTGCCCAGTTATCAGAAGGAGGATCAATTATTACTTGACCAGCAAAGGCAATAACCTCAAATGGGTTTACATTCTCTTTTGTTGTTGCCTGTGGTTGATCTAACCAATCTACCTCCGTATAATTAAGAGTAATAAGATCTCCAGTTTTTTTACAATTTGGATCTAATAACTGTAAATTTGAATTTATATCAGCGAGATCAGTATCAATCGCAGGATTAACTGCAAGTTCTGCCCTCATTGACCAAAAATCAACTGCACTAATTAATTCACGATGAAATACATCTACATCACATTTTGATCCACCATCAACATCAAAATTAATAAAATCCCTATTTTTAAAATTATTAACAGCAAAACCTGATTTAAATCTATCTAAACCATCAGCATCTCTTACTTGGAATGATTTAGTATCAAGTTCAAGAGCATTCAACGTTGTTACAGTTTCTAAGTTTATAATTCTTTTTTCAAGTGCACCAATATCTCTCATCGTAAATCTACGATTATCCTTCATGATAATCGAAGGTTGAGTGTCAACATTATAAAGATATGGAGGTAATATTATTTCTGCTACCTCCATAGATGGTCCTAACTCTGTTGGTGCAGAAGGATCATCTGATGACTCACCTTTTATTAATTTTACCTCTTCAAATTGATTAATAACTAATTTATCAATTCTTGGTAGATAATAACTGAACCCTAATATAGAACTTTCATTTGGTGTAATAATATATGGATTTGAATAAACAAATGATCGATTTGAAAATGCAAAAGGTGATCCAGTTGCAGTTGCGGGGTCATAGTCATTAACTATTGGTCTAAAATCTAAAAGATCTGATGCTCTATCTGACACAACAGCTGGAACATCTTTTTCAAATCTCTCTGCACTATAAGAATTTACTGTAAATACATCACCATTATCAGATGATGGCACTGAATATTTGTTATAAATTACAAGAAGTTTTTTACCTGGTATTGGAGAATTATCTTTTCTGATTAATTTTGAGATACCAGCGTATTGACGTTTATGATTTTTATCTAATGTAAAATTAGTTGTTCTATTGACATAGTTACCTGTAGTTAAATTTTGTAAATTTGATTGTATATTTGAT